ATTACATTCACATCTGAAGTAAAACGTTTTTTCACTCGATTGTTTTTACTCATTAAGTATCTCCCACTTTTAGTAAAGCAGGACATGTAGCGACCGCCTCAGTAACTACAGAGGTCCTACACTCTTACTTAGTCGTTTTGGACTAAAGTAAACTGATAGCATATGATTTAAACCCAGCTAAATAAGAGTAGAACCTTCTGGGAATAACTATGCGCGATATACTTGACGTTATTAAAAATGTAGATACAATTTACAGTACAAATTCTAGCCTAAGCACACTCAAAGACTTTGAGCGTGTTCTAGATGAAATGAATATGTACGTATATAAAAACTGGGACGAAGGAGAGCTAGCTTCAGGACCCACTGTAGATCGACATTGGATAAAATGTAGCTTTATGTGGCCCAAAGATAAGATGCCCGATCCAATGGCCGGTAAACGATTAATAGATTACGGCTGTAAAGTAACATATGAACAAACACATTTACTTGAGCCTCGTAAGGTAAAAACGCCTGACGATTTTCGTACAGGTACACGCAAGGGTAAATTAGATCAACACCCAGTATGGGTTGTAGAAATTACCATGCCTAAAACTTTAGTTGAAGATATCTACAACGGATATATGACTAAGATGAAAGAAAGTATGGGAATTGGCAGGAGTGCAAATGTCGATGCTGCTCCGCCACAAGCAGCGGATCAAGCAGCCGTAGCAGCACCTGCTCCAGCAGCACCTGCAGGAGGAGAAGCAAATGCAACAGCTTAATGAAGGATTACATGCAGGCGATTTAAGGATGTTAGTTGACAACATCTTTGAAATAGATAGCTATGCTAGTAAAATGGGCGAAGATAAAGATATTGTAGTGTTAGCGTTTACTGTTAAGAGTCAAGAACCTGCAGAGGATTTTGTAAATTTTGTAGAGAATGGGTACGATTTTGTATTAGATGCAGATGCAAGCCCTGGTGAACTTAGCGACGGCAAGTATAAAGTATTTGTTGAAATTGAACGTAATCGAAGAATTGCTCAACAAATTACAGAACTGTTAAATGGTGTTGGCCTACTTGCAGATATAGAAGAATTTAAATTTAGATACTACAAGAGCTTCCATAGCGTAGATGCCGATGAGTCAAACTTAGATGAAATGATACCAAAAACTAAAGAAGATTACGAAACTAGTATACAAGAAAATGTAATGAACAATTTTAGTAACTTTTTTGGTCGTAGCTACTTAGAGCAAGTAAGTGTTGATCACGAAGATATTATATTCCAAAAGAAGTTTTCAGGCCCATTGCGTATGCGTATTGCAGACTTTGGAACAAAAGCTGATGTCTATGATAATATTGTAGGGCCAATAATGTTAGAAGGTAGCTCTATGAGTGAAATCATGTACTTTACTAAGTATGTAGGTAACTACAACATTACTAAAGTTGGCGATAAGTTTGTATTTGAAAACGGTAAACATGCCGTAGCTTTGGAGAAAATATAATGTGGCAATTCCAATGGATGTTAAGTCTTTTACCTGACTGGGTTTGGACTGCGCTACTAATTGGAAGCGTAGCAGGATTGCTAGCTTCTTGGTTATTAAAGCGTATACCATTTATTAGTCAATATAGATTTCCTATACAGGCAGTTAGCTTTGTTAGTTTGTTAGTTAGCATATGGTTTTTAGGAGCAGCTAGCACTAATGAAATATGGGAAGCTAAGATTAAAGACGCTGAGGCAAAAGTTAAACTAGCTGAAGAACAGGCTACTAACAAAACCATAGAAGTACAAGAAAAAATTGTCGAGAAAACTAAAATAGTTAAAGAGAAAGGCAAAGACATTGTACAGTACATTGATAGGGAAGTTGTTAAGAAAGAAGAAATTGTCAAGTACATTGAACAATGTCCAGTACCTAAAGAAATCATTGATATACATAATCAAGCAGCCGAGTTAAACAAGGCAGCGGAGGTTAAGAAATGAGATTGCCGTCAATATTAGCCATATTTCTTATTTTATTATTCTTAGTAGTAGCTGCTGGGTGCTCAACCCCTGTTCCAATTAAGCCCGCTTGGCCTGCTGCGCCTAAAGTATTGACAGAACGTTGCGAAAGTCTTAGAAAAATCGAAGGTGACAAAGTAGCTATTACAGAAATGTTAAAAGTAGTTGTGCAAAACTACACCTTATACTACGAATGCTCTACTAAAGTAGAAGGTTGGAATGAGTGGTATGAAGGGCAAAAGAAAATATACGAAAGTACAAAATGAAATTTACAATTATACTAGTAGCCCTGTTAGCAGGATGCGCTACTAATCCAGAAGTTCAAAAATCTATTTCTAGAGATCAAACTATGGATAACATGGCAAAGACTGCATTAATTAATGAAATGTTAACTAGTCCGGATCCACATGTAAGAGCTAAAGGTGCTAGTATTGCTGAAAAGTTTTTAACAGAACCAAAGAAAAATATATTCGGATTTTGATTAAATACTAGTACATTAAGCAGGAGTGAGAAATGGCTTTAATAGATTCAGTATTAAATTTGATAAACAAACAACCTAAAGATCCGGATGCACCTAAGCCTCCAGTTGGATCACGTAGCGAGCGCGAAGCTAAACTAAAAGACAAAGCAGGTATGGTTATTTCTGTATTTGCATTGTTACTAGCAGTTAACTCATGGTACGGTGGCAATCTAAGCAGTAAAACCTTAAACAATACAATTTCAGCAAACAATGTTTGGGCATTTTATCAAGCCAAGAGCATTAAACAAACTCTAGCAGAACAGAGTCTTGACGACGCAGTCTATCGTAAAGATACAGCCAAAGCCGAAAAGCTACAGGCCAAGATTGATCGGTATGAAAGTGATCCTAAAACAGGTGAAGGTAAGAAAGAGCTAATGGAAAAGGCTCGTGCATTGGAAGCAGAACGTGATGAAGCTAAAAAGCGTAGCCCATGGATTGGTTATGCAAGCACAATGTATCAATTGAGCATTGTTGTATTATCTGCAAGTATTCTAGCAGTTAGCATGGGCATGTTCTGGGGCAGCTTTTTTGTTGCAGGGCTTGGCATATTATTGAGTGCGCAGGGCGTATTTCTATTCTTTTAATAGAGGCAAACAATGACCGAAGAAGTTAAACAACTAAGCGAAAGCGAAAAGAAAAAAGAAGATTGGATGAATAGCAAATGGCGTCCTATGATGGGATGGCTATATATGGCTACTTGTACATTTGACTTTGTTATTTTCCCAGTATTGTGGAGTCTATTACAGGCTGTTACAAAAGTCGGAGCAATTACACAATGGCAACCATTAACCCTGCAAGGTGCAGGCCTGTACCATATTGCCATGGGTGCAGTACTGGGTTTAGCAGCATTTGGTCGTACACAAGAAAAACTTGCAGGAGCAAATAATGGCGGACTACAAGCATCAGCAACAGGATTCTCGGGCGGGGCGTCAACATTTGGCTCTCCGGCAGCAGGAGGTTTCGGCAGCTCCAGTGGCTTTAGTTCACCAGCTCCAGTTACAAGCGGCTTTGGAGCACAACCCCTGGGCAGCGGAAGCAGCTTTGGAAGCGCACCTTCAACAGCAGTTGCACCAGCACCAAGCTGGGGGACAACTCCAACGGTAAGTAAACCGGCTCCTAGCAGACCACCATTGGACGAAAAATTTCCACCTTTAGATTGACCTTTTAGGTCTTAATGCTATATAATAGCACTATGGACTACTATCAAATTTTAGGTATAAACGAAAACGCAAGTCAGGATGAAATTAAAAAAGCCTACAAAAAATTGGCTATGAAAAATCATCCTGACCGTGGTGGGGACACAAAGAAGTTCCAAGAAATATCACAAGCCTACGACACGCTAGGCGACGAGCAGAAGCGACATCAGTATAACGCTCAAAAAAATAATCCATTTGGTCAGACATTTGGCCATCCTGGCGCACCTCCGGGATGGAATGACGTTGGCGAAATGTTTGGATTTAATTTTGGACCAGGGTTTGCAGGCTTCGGTGGCAGGCAAGTACAACGAAATAAAGATTTAACTATTCGTGTCACAGTGTCTTTTAAGCAGGCATTTTTAGGAACACAAGTAGAAGCTAGATATGCAATGCCATCTGGGAAACATCAAACTGTTGTTGTAGACATTCCAGCGGGCGTACAATCTGGTCAGGTTATTCGATACGGTGGTTTAGGAGATGATTCTATACCGCATTTCCCACGCGGTAATCTTAATGTATCAGTAATGGTTGAAGTAGACCCTGAATGGGAACGCAGAGGCAATGATCTATTCAGAGTTGTAACTATTACTGCATTAGAAGCAATGACTGGATGTACAAAAGAAGTAATTTGCTTAGACGGCACAACTATGCCATTGAAGTTACGTGCAGGTATTACTCCAGGAACTGAATTTGCCAGCGGCGGCAGAGGTTTTAGAGATATTAATACCGGGCGCACTGGTAACATGGTCATTGTAGTCACCGTAGACATTCCGGCAGTATTAGACCACCAATTAAGGCAAGAACTAGAAGCATTGTATGCTAAAATAACTAAACAATAACCGTAAGGAAATAATAATGGTCGAACCTAGCAGCGAATTGCAACAAGTATTTGAAAAGGCTATTGATGTAGCTAAAAAGCTAAAGCACGAATACTTAACAATTGAACACTTATTGTTCTCTATGTTATGCGAAGAATCTTTTAACAAGTGTGTTACTGGATATGGCGCAGATGCAGATTTCCTTAAAAAGAATTTAGAACTGTATCTTAAAAATAAATGTGATGAAATCATCACAGAACAAACAGATGTTAAGCCACGCAAGACACAGGCTGTAGAGCGTGTGCTTAATCGTGCATTTACACAGGTCCTGTTTAATGGTCGTCAAAAGATTGAACCAACAGATGTATTCCTTGCTATGATGAGCGAAAAACGTTCATATGCTAACTACTACATTGCACAAGCAGAAATTGATAAAGATAAATTTGCCGACTACTTAAACTCAGAAATTACAGAATCTGAAGAATCTGAAGAACCCAGAGACGGACAGGGAGATCGTGCATTAAAAGCATTTACTACTAACCTCAACGATGCTGTTAAAAAGAACAAAATTGATCCAGTGATTGGTCGAATTGACGAATTAGAAAACATTGCATTATCACTAGGCCGTCGTAGCAAATCAAATGTTATATTAGTTGGCGATCCTGGCGTAGGCAAGACCGCTATTGCAGAAGGTCTTGCCTACAATATTGTTAAGGGCGCAGTTCCAGAGTTCTTAAAAGAATATACAGTTTACAACTTAGATATTAGTGCCATGTTAGCTGGCAGTAAATATCGTGGCGATTTTGAAGAAAGATTTAAACTAGTACTGCGTGGTCTTGATAAGAAAGGTAAGACTGTCTTGTTTATTGACGAAGCACATATGATTAGTGGTGCAGGGGCCGGAGGACAACAAAATAGCAACGACCTTGCTAACATGATGAAGCCTGCACTAAGCAAAGGCAACATTAAAGTTATTGCCTCAACTACATGGGAAGAATATCGCAAGTACTTTGAGAAAGACCGCGCATTGATGCGCAGATTTGCTCGTATTACTATTGACGAGCCAACTCAAGAAATGGCTATTCAGATCCTTAAAGGTATTAAGAAATACTACGAAGGTCATCATAATGTTAAGATCAAAGACGATGCTATCCAAGCGGCTGTTAAACTTAGTATTAAGTATCAAACAGACAAGAAGCTACCTGACAAAGCTATTGATTTAATTGATCTTGCCTGCTCACGTTTTAATTTAAAACTTGCAGACGAGCGAGTTGTTGACGAAGCGGCTATTCAATATGAACTGGCTAAGGTAGTTAACATGCCTACAGAAAAGATTGCTGAACAAGAGTCTAGCAATCTTGCTAATCTTGAAGCTAATCTACAACAAGAAGTCTACGGACAAGAAACTGCTATCACAGAGATTGTTGATAAGATACTGGTTAGTCAAGCTGGACTAAAAGCAGAGAATCGTCCAGTAGGTGCGTTTGTGTTTATGGGTCCAACTGGTACTGGTAAAACAGAAACCGCTAAAGCATTGGCTAAAAACTTAGGTGTCAAACTTGTACGCTTTGATATGAGTGAATATCAAGAGAAGCACTCTGTGTCTAAGCTAATTGGATCGCCTCCAGGTTATGTGGGCTTTGAAGAAAATGCAGGCTTGTTGATTACCCAGATCCAAGAAAGTCCTAACTGTGTGTTGTTACTAGATGAAATTGAAAAGTCACATCCTGATGTATCAACTATCTTATTGCAGATGATGGACAATGGATTTGTCACAGGTAGTAATGGCAAGAAAGCAGATTGTCGTAATCTTATTCTTATTGTTACTACTAACGCTGGCGCACAAGATGCAGAAAAGAATCAAATTGGTTTTGGTCAGCAAGAAAAACAATACAGTGACGAAGCACTTAAAAAGTTCTTTGCTCCTGAATTCCGCAATCGTCTAGATGGCATTGTTACATTTAGTAAACTATCTAAAGAAACAATGATTAAAATTGTTGGTAAATTTATGGTTGAAGTTAAGGAACAGGTCAAAGACAAAGGTATTCGCATTAAGATCAGCGATGAAGCAATTGATTGGTTGATTGAAAAAGGATTTGACAGCAAGATGGGTGCTCGACCACTGCAACGTGTTATTGATAAAGAGATTAAGCGACCGTTAGCTAAGATGATGTTGTTTGGAGATTTAAAACACGGCGGAGCGTTAAGTATCGGATTAGCTGAAAATTTATTAAATTTAACTGCTAAACCAAAGGCACAAAAGGTAATTGTAGATGAAGTTGTATCAAACAATACAGACCAAGCAAACAACCAAGCTGTTTAACCACAAGTACAAGTACAAGATTGTACTTGTAACTAAAGCGGCTGGGCTATTTAGAGGATGCAATTTTGAATCTATTGACGCTAACTTAAAAGAAAGTCAGAAAGACGATCAGTACGATTGGATTAAAAGATTAACCGATGAAGATCTATATTATGCAGGTAAGCTGAGTAGCGCATTAAAAAAGTGTAAGGAATTTGACCTTAGAGTAGAAAATCCTTACATTAGTTTTTATACTAACGTTGATAAAGATATAGAAGCATTATCAAAAATAGACAGTCAACGTGTCAAATATGTTAGTATGCCAGCTACGGGTACTGAAACTGCATTAACTGAAGGAAAAGTTATTGTTAAAAACCTTGACTTTGACTATAAAGTAACTATGGGTCGAACTCGACAGGAGTTTACATCATTTGTTGAATGGTGTGAAGGAAAAGACAAGATTCGTATGCCTAAACGTGCTAAGAAAGATCTATGCAGGAAAAGCTGTTGGGGCGGATGTCACTTCTATGTTAAAGACGAAAAAATGCTAACTATGGTTAAAATGTTCGTGGGCGGCTATATACACAGCGTAGAGTTAGTGGTAAAGCAATAATCAAAGCTAGTTCTTAATATCCCTTTTGCGATAAATATCGTAAGAGGGATTTTTTTATGGCGCAGTTTGTCGCTAGTAGAACTTAATAATTATGAAAATATTTGAACTGTTTAACCCCAACATAAAGAGAGAAGAATTTGATCTACACGACGATCTAATCTTTTTTATGCGCAATGATCCGCAATTTTATCGTAAGGAATTTCATCCATTCCAACAAAAGTTCACACGGCATTGCGATGCAGGGCGCGGTGTTGCAGCCAAGGCATTTGCGCCTATTGTACATCGAGCGTTTGATCAATACAAAGATATGTTTCCTGTAGAAGGATTAGAAGAAAAATTAACAGAACAAGATATGCACGAAATTTGTGAAAAGTTGCAGAGTCAAGAAACTAATTATTATCACGAAGAAAAGAAAAAAACTGCCGAGAAAAAAGATGATATTAAGAGAGCTATTTGAATCTAAAAGCAAATCGGTAGGCATTATATTTGGCCGATTCAATCCTCCTCACATGGGACATCGTGCTGCATGGGAAATGGCTGCACAGAATCCGCATTGGTATGTTGGCACTAATAAAAGTACACAGGGTCCTAAAGATCCGTTACCATTTGACATTAAAGTCAAAGCAATGCAAGCAGTGTATCCTGAAATCAAAGGACATATTGTTGCTGAGACTAGTTGGTTAACGTTGGCCAGTAAGGTATACGAGAAACATGGCAACATTGTGTTGAATGTCTACACTGACGAAGACTGGGTTACAAAGGCACTTGTACAATACAATGGTAAAGAAGGTGCGCACGGATATTACGAGTTTGGCACTATACAACAACAAGAAACTCCACGTCTAAGTAGTGCAACTGCATTACGTGCCGCGGTGGCTGCAGATGATAGAGATGCATTTGGGCAAGCAGCAGGTGTTGATCCAAATACATTAGTTGCAGGGCATCCGTTTTTTGATGTAGTAAAACATTATCTAATGCCACATGCTGAAAAGGCCGCAGCTAAAATTGTTAAGAAAAAGGTTAAAGAACCAGAAGCATCAGAAGGCATTATGAATTTTATGACTTTAGAAAAACCTAAAGTTAAGAAGCCTGCAACACCATTGTCTACAATGCGCAAAGAGTTTGAAAAAGAAAAAGCCAACGATCCAGAAAAAATAGAGAGAGGCAACGGTAGTAAAACAGTTAAGCAAGTGTTTAAAAGATCAGATGAAAATGCTTGGGATAGACTACAGCGTGAAAAGGCATTAGAGTCTGCAGGCGTTGGCATTATTACAAAACAGAATTCAACGGTTGACGTAAATAAGAATACACCAAGAAAGAATTTAAAGGCTTTTAGGTTAGTGTAATGGACGAACTGGCACAGTTAAAACGCCTAGCTGGTGTTAATAGTTATAAAGGTTTAACACCTTATGACATTAACGAAGGCAGTAATATCAGCGTTACTGGTAATGAAAAAGGTCAGTTAATGAAGAAGCACAAAATTGAGCCGGGAACACCTAACTGGTTTAAGCTATGGTTTAGTCTACCTTACATGACTGGCGAAAAGCCAATTGGAGATTGATATGAGTTTTGAGTTTGATTTTACAGTTGAAAAGTTACATAACTGTGTACACAAGAATAAAGAAATAGAGTTATGGTATAACGCCATGGCTGAATACCTACCTAAGTTTGAAATTACTACCCCTGCTCGTGTAGCAGGATTTGTAGCACAATGTCAACATGAAAGTGCAGACTTTACTGCACTACAGGAAAATTTAAACTATGGTGCTAAGGGCCTAATGAGTATTTTTAAGAAATACTATACAGACGAATCATTAGCAAAAAGACATGAACGTAAACCAGAGTTGATTGCCAATCGAGTTTACAGTAGTCGCATGGGCAATGGTCCAGAAGCAAGTGGCGATGGTTGGAAGTTTCGTGGCCGTGGCATACTACAGTTAACTGGACGTAGCAACTATACACAATGTTCACGTGATCTATTCGGTGATGACACTCTAGCAGAAGATCCAGATCTATTACGCACACCAGAGTACGCTATTCTAAGTGCCTGCTGGTTCTGGCACAAGAACGGTCTTAACGCTATTTGCGATAAAGGCGATATTGTACTACTAAGTAAAAAGATCAACGGCGGTACTATTGGATTAGAAGATCGTATTAACCACTGGAACTTGGCCTTAGACCAATTTGAAGAATAACATGTTTTTACGTGAATTAATGACTCCGTTACCACAGAAGCTGGATTTAATGACTGCTTTTGAGGATTTCTTACCTATCGTTATGCAGGAACTTAAACTAACTAAGTTGCCTAAAATTAAATTAGAGAAAAAGATTGAAGATAGTGAACAACCTACGTTTGGCGTGTTTAAAGAGCATGAAAATATCATTCATTTAGGTCTTGATGGTCGTCATCCTTTAGATATCCTTAGAACCCTAGCACACGAACTAGTACACTTTAAACAAGGTACAGAACATCAGTTAGATAGTCCAGATAGTGGTGCTACTGGTAGCCCGCAAGAAAATCAAGCAAATGCACGAGCAGGTGTTATTATGCGTCATTTTAATAAGAAATTCCCGCATTACTTTGATGTAGATGCATTAGATTTGCATGAAGAAGCAACAGCCGGTGGTACTAGCGCAGGTAATGTAGCAGTAGGAGCTGTTTATAAAAATAAGCCCGGAAAGTCAGTAAAAAATAAAAACGGTACAGTAAAGAACGCATTAGACATGCCTAACAATTTACTGACTGGTGGTAGCTTAAAACGATAAATATTACGATATTGGAGAATTCTCAAAATGCAAGATAACTTTCACCGCCCAGACGATCACGAAGCAAAAATGGCTCGTGCCGATCTATTTAAATGCGCTCAATACAGCTTTAAGCTATTCAAGATGATCGGAGAAGATCAAGAGCTAGAAGGCTGGGTACAGGCTAAAATTACCAAAGCCGCTGACTACATTGCTTCTGTATACCACTATATGGAATACGAAATGAAGATTAGCGAGTACGGTAGTGCTATCGAAAACAGCGATATGTATTCAGAAAGCATTCGTCGTGCATTTGCACAGAAGCTAACAGAAGCTAAGGTACAGGCTAAAAAAGCCAAAGCCGACATGAAGAAGAAAGAACAAGACCTTGATGAAGCATTTGATGACAAGGCCAAAGTAGGCGATAAAAAGAAAACTGCCACTGGTGAATTAACTAAAACTGATACTGGTGTTGTTCACAGAAATACTAGCTATGCAGATGATGGTGAAGCTGAAGACAAATCCGGTAAAGGCAAGAAGAGCCATGCTAAATCACAATCAGCTGCTGAAAAGAAATCACAAGCTCCAAAATTAAAACAAAGTCCAAAGAGTGCCAAGACCTGGGGTATGAAAGACAGCGAGAAATTTGACAACAGAGATAAATCTGTTGCAGAAGGCTCTAAGCCAGACTTCTTAGACATGGACAAAGACGGTGACAAGAAAGAGCCAATGAAAAAGGCAGTTGCTGATAAAAAAGCAGGTCCACAAAAAGGCGTCAATCCTTTTGCCAAAGTAAAAGAACAAGCGATAAGTGGTGCTCCACAAAAATCTGGAATCCCAGCAACAGCAACAACCACAGTACCAGGAATGAGAGCTACACAACAAGATCTAAAGAAAGCAGGAGCAAGTGCTGCACTTGGAGAAGGCAAATGCAACCATACACCTAAAGGTAAGTCATGTCCAGTACACGGTCTAAAAGAATGTGGTGGTATGTATGAAGAAACTCACCAAGAGAAAACTACAATGAAACATGTTAATGCTAGCGATGCTTCTCCAAAAGTAAAGGCAGCTATCGGCAAAGCAGCTAAAGACATTAAGCCAGGCATTAAAGGTTACAAAGACCGAGCAGACGCACTTACTGCTGCTGGTATTAAACGTTAATTAATATGGACATGAAGCGTATACTTCAAGCAATAGACTCAGCTTCTAATAAATCTGAGTTTATTAGCGAAGGTAAGGGACCATTAAATCGCCCCACTGCCGCTGAATCTATTGCTATGCAACATTACGCAGATCCTGCCAAAAAAACAATAACTGTACAAGTACTTAATGTGGCCGAAGGTGCTTCGCCATCGATGATTGGTAAGTATTTTAAAGCTGTAGAACAAGAATTAAATGAAGCAGCCGAGCGTAGTAAAGATGGTAGTCGCCGATTAGCTGAGCGTGTGGCTACAAAAGTAAACGAATTAAGTAATGATACACTTGCTAGCTATAAAAAGAAAGCAGGTGCCGATGCAAGCAAGGCTGATAAAGAAGGCGACTTTAAACGAGGTGACAAACGTTTCAGCGGTATTGTTAAAGCAACTAAAAAACAATTTGCTAATGATGCTAACGATGTATCAGAAGTGTTTAGTAACGATAAAGAAACTGGTACAACTCACAAAGGCGGCGTTGTTACAAAAACAGCACACGGTATCAAACATACTAAAACTGATTATGATGACGGTCACGGAGAAAAAGGTCGAAAGCCTAGCGGAGAAGGTCCGGCAAGTCGATATAAACAAACTCCTATCCTTGATAAGGACGATGACGATATATCAGAAGGATTAGAAGAACTACTAGATTTAAGAAATAAAGTAGAAGAAGCTATTAAGCAACGTCTTGATCCTAAATGCTGGAAGGGTAAACATAAAGAAGGTACTAAGATCAAAGGTGGAGTTAGAGTCAACAACTGTGTGCCCAATGAATCGCAAGGTGTGGCGGAAGGGGATAGCGGCGCTAAGTATCGAGTAAAAAGTATAGGTCGGGATGCCAAAGGTGATTATTATATCAGTCCAAGCACAGAAAAGAAAGTCTACAAAAGCGGTGTAAACAAGGGTGATCATGAGAACCCTAACACTGGTGAAATTAAAAAGAAAGTAGCAGAGGCAGGTCGAGAAGGTAAAGACCTTGACAAGATTAGAGACAAATATAACAAATATGATGAAGCTGCTAATCCTGCACAACAGGCAGCTATTGCTATTGCTAAAAAGAAAGCAGGTAAGAAATAATGGATGAATTAAAACAAGCAATGAAAGTGGCATTTGCCTCTGAGTACAGCTTTGCATTAAAAGCACAAAACTTTCACTGGAATGTAGAAGGGCCGTTGTTTCCACAACTACATGCATTATTCGATACTATCTATAGTGAAGTATATGACAGTATTGACGGATTTGCAGAGAACATCCGCAAGTTAGGATCATATACTCCTGCTAGCTTTGAACGCTTTTCAATGCTAACACAAGTCGAAGACGAATTAAACATGCTCGAAGACAGGGCTATGATTGCAGAATTATTGCAAGATAGCGATAAAATGGTTAAATTATTAAAAATGGTTTATGATCTTGCTGAACAAGCAGGTGAAAATGGGTTAAGTAATTTCATAGCAGAACGTATGGATGCACATCGCAAACACAGCTGGATGCTAAGGGCTACATCAAAAGAATAACACTAACACACCTTAGGACCGGTAACTCGTTACCGTAGTGTGGGGAGGCTGCTGCCCACAGCGAGCGATTCGCTACCGTAAACTGTAAAGTGAGCATAAATATATAATAGAATATTTGGGGAACAAAATGGACTTAAAAGCATTAATGCAGAAGTTGGAAACAATTAACACTACACAACCCGTAATGGAGTCTGTAGAAACAAAACAAGTTATTACAGAATCAGTAAAGGCTCCTGTAGTCATTCGAGAAACTACTTTTAAGAGTTCAATTGCTCGCAGCCTAGCTGAAGAATTTGGCTATGACTTAGAAGAAGAACAAGTTAGTGAAGTTGCATTTACTCCTGAACAACAGGCAAAAATGGGGAAAGCTAATCCACAAGATCCGTACATTGTAGCTAGAGTACTGGGCAAAGATGCTGTGCCATTAAGCCATTTTACTGATCCAGAAGATCAAAAAATTGCCAAGCAGATGGGATTTAAGGATGGTCCGGCGGCGCCCGCTGTTGCACCTGCACCCGCTGTTGCACCTGCGGCGGCAGTGACACGCGGCGGATTAGCAAAACCGGCGGCGCCAGCGACAGGAAATACACAAAACATGGGCGATGGTAGTCAACTTACTACTGATCCTAAGACAGGCGCAGTGGCAGCAACTGATAGCGAAGGTAACCCATATATTCCAGGAAGCAATCCAAATCTACCTAAGAATAAAACTGCTACACAAGACATGGGCGACGGCAGCAAACTTACTACAGGCCCAGGAGGTGTTGCAGCAACCAATAGCGACGGTACTCCATATGTACCAGGAAGCAATCCTAACCTTCCTCAGAATAAACCTGCGGCAGCATTACCGACTGGAACTGTTGACCAAAATGCTGGTGAACTTCCCGGTGGTGCGGCGGCAGCAGCTGGGCAAGGTGGAAAACCTCCAGCAGCTAGTACAACCGGAAAACCTCCAGCAGGTGGTGCAGGTGGTGATGCAGCAGTGGCAGCTACCCGTGCAAAATTTAAAGCGTTAATGGATAAGTTAGAGAAGACAGGCGGAGTTACTGGGGCAGCACCAGCAGTCAAAGAAACATTACAATATGCCGACGATCAAACTTTATTAGCAATTAAGAACATTAGATATTAAAATGTACGATCCACTCGTAGAGTCACTTGCTAAAATTCGATCTTTAGAATCTAAAGAAATTCTAAACGAATTTGCAGCACCGCCCGGAGCAGGCACTGCATTGAAAGCGGGTGGTAAATTTTTAGGCAAGGCATTACCTGGAGTCGGACTAGCATTGGCTGCACAAGATGCATACTCAAGACAGCAAGCTGGTGATACTACTGGTGCAGCTATATCTGCTGCAACAGGTGCAGCATCTAGTATTCCGGTAGTTGGTACTGCTGCAAGTTTAATTGGAACAGGCGTGCAGGCAATTCGTGATAAAATGCGTACAGGTAGTTGGATGCCTGATGAACAAGAAATTGCAACGGCGGTGGCAAAAGATGGTACGGCACAGCCGGCTGCGGCCGCTCCTGCAACAGCAGTTGCTCAGGCTAAACCGGCTGCGGCTCCTGTAACAACACCTGCACCTCCGGGTGCAGATCCAAAAGTGATTGCCTTACAAAAACAATTAATAGCCAAAGGTGCTAAAATTACAGCAGATGGCAAAATGGGGCCAGCTACTCAAGCTGCTATGAAACAATTTCCCGGCACAGCCGTGGCAGAACAATTTAAAGGAACAACTATGTCAGAAGCACAAAAAATTGCAGAGCTAAGAGATCGTCTGGCTCAAATAGAATCACAACCACAAATAGCCGAAGCAGGTGCAATGGACCTTATTAAAGGTGCCGCTGGGGGGCTTGGAAATGCATGGGGCGCTGCTAAGAATTTTGTTGGCGGAGTTGGTAAGGGGATTGCTAATCCAGCGGCTACTAATTTAAAAAATGTTGCGGCTGGTACAACTGCATCTACTAAAGGAATTAAAACAGGAGCAGCGATTGCTCGTAATCCTGGTAAGGTTGCGGCAGGTGCTGCGGCAGCAGGTGCTGCTGGAATGGCAGTGCCATTAGGTGGTGGGGCCGCTGCTAACAAGCCAACTGCTCCAAAACCGGCTGCTCCGGCTGCGGCGCCTGCTCCAGTAGAAACGCCAAACGCTGCCGCTGATCCAGCAGAGGTAGCTGAGTTAAATGCTATGGCAGCTGAATTAGAAAATAGTCAAGACCCAGCTGATATTGAAATGCTAAAGCGTTATAATGGTCTAATCAATGCTATTAATAATGGAGCGAAAGGCGATAAACGTACGGCAGGTCAACAAGCTGCCAATGCAGATTTAGCAGCCGCTGGCACTTAATAAAAATTAAGTCAAATAAAAAGCACCCTAGGGTGCTTTTTTTATCAGTGCCAATTACCTTGATAACAATGCCTAATCTCATGTCCAATGTCGTGCATTGTGGGAGTCTTTCTTGTATAGATAGTACATGTTTTAGTAGCATTATTCCAAAAACTACAAGCATCTACTGCATAATTAAATGCGCCGAATCCACGCTTTTTATGTTCTTCCTTACATACGTTCTGTATGTTGTCTACAGTTTTCCATGTTATAAGCATTGTTTGATGTTCATTTTCTTTGGTGGAAAACGGGGTTGAAGGATCATCCCATTTGGGAGTTTGAGCAACTGCCAACTGAAACACTAAAATAAAGGGTAGGATTAGTTTCTTCATGCTAGTATTATAGCAAACTTTGGCAATACAGTCAACTGCATTTGGCTAAGTTTATTTTTGATGTTGTTGACTTACAACGATAACTAATGTATAATAACTTTTAACTAGGAGACATTATGTCAACACGTATGTATGGGCCCGAAGAAAAGGCCAAACTAGAACGACTTATCAACGAAGGCTCAACCGTTTTACGAGAAATTGAGGATCTGAAAGAAGGGCTCAAAGAAACGGTTAAAGCAGTAGCAGAAGAATTGGAAGTCAAACCAAGTATTATTAATAGAGCTATTTCTATTGCACACAAAGACAATTGGAAAGAGCACGAACAAGCGTGGAATGATATTGAAATGATTTTGGGTGTAACCAATAGGTTACCCGAGTAATGAATGAAATATTCGGCGGAACATTCAACTGGATCCGAGAGGATTATGCAAGTCATCGAGTACGTTTTTGTCTTGAGGTCATTGCTTGGGCTATTTCTATTGGTTGTTCTATCACTATGGCAACCACCGTACCAAACCCCCCACTACTTGTTCTCTATCCAATATGGATTTGTGGATGTGCTATATATGCTTGGTGCGCTTATAGTAGGCGTTCCTTTGGTATGTTGGCTAATTATATCTTGCTGGTCAGTATCGACACCGTCGGCCTGATTAGAATGATAATTAATTAAATACAGTTAGAAGGTCGGCGGGCCATAATCCGCATAGTAGGTATTTGCAAGCCTCAAATTGCATAGGAGAAATTATTTTGTATGTAGATGCATTTTTTCAGCGCGACGCTGATATTGTAAAAATTGTAGAACGTAGTACGGAAGGTAAACGAGTCTTTAAAGAGTTTCCAGTACGCTACACGTTTTATCACACTGATCCCAAGGGCAAATTCCAGAGCATCTATGGAGAGCCGTTAAGCAGGGTCATCTGTAAGAACTCCAAAGACTTCCGTAAAGAACTATCTATTCATAACAATAAAAAATTGTATGAAGCAGATATTAATCCAATCTTCTCAACACTTAGCGAGCATTACTTAAATGCAGAAGCTCCGAAGCTCAATGTAGCTTTCTGGGATATTGAGGTGGACTTTGATCCGGAACGCGGCTATGCTAGTCCAGAGGACGCATTTATGCCGATTACTGCGATTGCTGTTCACCTACAATGGTTAGACACCCTAGTCTGTTTAGCTATACCCCCAAAAGGCATGACTATTGCTGAGGCTGAAGAACTTGTTAAAGATTTGCCTAATACACACATTTTTGACAATGAAGCAGACCTGCTTGATACGTTCTTAAATCTAATCCAAGACGCAGATATTTTAAGTGGGTGGAACAGTGAAGGCTTTGATATGCCATACACTGTCAATCGTATTATTAAAGTACTCAGTAAAGACGATACACGTAGACTGTGTCTGTGGGATCAATACCCTAAGAAAAGAGAATACGAAAAATATGGAAAAGCGGCTGTTACTTATGACCTGGTTGGTCGTGTTCATCTGGACAGTCTCGAGTTGTACCGCAAGTACACCTATGAAGAACGTCACACTTACCGACTGGATGCAATCGGAGAAATGGAAGTAGGCGAGACCAAGACACAGTACGAAGGCACATTGGATCAATTGTATAACAATGACTTCCGTAAGTTTGTTATCTATAACAGACAAGATACTGCTCTGCTAGATAAACTTGATAAGAAACTAAAGTTTTTAGACTTGTCTAATACACTGGCACATGAGTGTACTGTATTGCTACAGACCACAATGGGTGCTGTGGCTGTTACAGAACAAGCCATTATCAATGAGGCTCACAAACGTGGATTCCAAGTTCCTAATCGTCCAGTTAGAGATGAAGAAGCAGATAATAGTGCTGCCGGTGCCTATGTTGCTTATCCTAAAGAAGGAATTCATGACTGGATTGGCTCCTTAGACATTAACTCACTGTATCCCAGTGCTATTAGAGCACTTAACATGGGTCCGGAAACTATTGTAGGACAACTGCGTCAAACACTTACGCAAGAATATATTGACAATCTAGTAGCCAAGGGCAAATCGTTTGCCTCTGCGTGGGAAGGCATGTTTGGCAGTATTGAATATACTGCTGTAATGAATAAAGAAGTTGGTACTGAAATCACCATTGACTGGCAGGATGGATCTGTTGACATACTAAGTGCTGCCGAAGTATACCAACTTATATTTGATAGTAATCAACCTTTTATATTAAGTGCTAACGGTACTATCTTTACTTATGAGAAGGAAGGTATTATTCCAGGCTTGCTAAAGCGTTGGTATGCTGAACGTAAGGAAATGCAGGCTAAACTCAAAGACACTATCAAAGCCGGCAATAAGATTGAAGAAGAATATTGGGACAAACGACAACTGGTTAAGAAAATTAATCTTAACAGTTTGTATGGTGCCATTCTTAACCCTGGTTGCCGATTTTTTGATAAGCGTATTGGACAAAGTACTACCCTAACTGGTCGTGCCATTGCTCATCACATGGCTGGCAAAGTTAATGAAATTATCACCGGCGAAAACAGTCATACCGGAAAGGCAATTATATATGGTGACACTGACAGTTGTTATTTTAGTGCTTATCGCACTTTGCAGAAGGATATTGAAAAAGGATTAATTCCTTGGACTAAAGAAACCGTAGTTCAACTCTACGATCAAATTGGAGAAGAAGTCAACAAGACATTTCCACAGTTTATGTTAGATGCATTTCACTGTCCAAAGACTCGTGGAGAAGTTATTAAAGCGGGTCGTGAGCTGGTTGCAATCAAAGGCTTGTTTATTACTAAGAAACGTTATGCAGTACTTTATTATGATAAAGAAGGCAAGCGTACAGACATAGACGACAAACCAGGTAAGATCAAGGCCATGGGCTTGGACCTGAAAC